ATGGCAAAGGTGAGCTTAACGAGCGCACATCCTTTATTCATTGGGGTGACCATAATGCGGCAAGCTGGCGCTACCGAGCCAAGATTCCTGCGGGAGATTGGGCAAGCCAAAACGATTTAACCGCTGACACCTTGATATTTGCTAAACCGCAAGCTAATGAGCTAATGGTTATGGCAAGAGCCAAAGCCCGAGGTGCTTGGGTGGTAGTGGATTTTTGTGATGACCATTTTGATTGGATGCACTACCAAGAAGCATTGCGCCTTGCGGATGCGGTAACTTGCTCAACCACCGAAATGGCAAAAAGAATTAAAGAGTTAGGGAGAGATGCTATTGTCATTTCTGACCCCTATGAGTACCCTGAGATGCCGCCGCATTGCAATGGGGTAAATTTGCTGTGGTATGGGCATCATGTCAACCGTGAAAGCCTACAACGCATATTGCCCGATTTAGAGGGTTATCCCTTGCGGGTAGTGTCAAACTTTGATGGGGCAATCCCTTGGTCTAAAGAAACCATGTTGGAAGAATTTGCCCGAGCCGATATAGTGGTGATCCCTGCCACAGCTCCTTACAAGAGCGCAAACAGGGCAATTGAGGCAATTCGGCAAGGGTGTTATGTGGTTGCAGAGCCGCATCCAGCCTTGAAGGGTTTCCCGATCTACATCGGCAACATCAAAGAGGGCATCGAATGGACAAAACAGCAGAATATGAACGAACTAGTATCCAAGGCGCAGAAGTTCGTGACGGCAGAATTCTCGCCTCAAACACTGATCGACAAGTGGAAGATAGCTACGAGACGGCATACAACCTTGGATGCGGAAAAAAGAAATGGGACGGTTGGATAAACGTAGACCTACATTCCGATATTTCGGACATTAAATGCGACCTAAGAAAACTTGAAATTGCTAGTGATTCTGCTGATGCGGTGGCGGCAATTCACGTTTTAGAGCATTTTTATGAGTGGGAAGTCTATGACTTGTTAACCGAATGGAAGCGGGTGCTAAAGCCAGGCGGCAAAATGATTTTAGAGCTACCTTGCATGGATAAGGTGTTTGCCTATGTCCACAATTGCGTGGTTAAAAAAGAGCCATTACAGCCGTTTATGACCCTAAATGCCTTGTACGGTGACCCTAAATATAAAGCCGAGGCCATGTGCCACCATTGGGGTTGGTTTCAACGCCCATTGCAAGATATGTTGGAAACCGTTGGTATGCAAAACATTACGTTTTGTGAGCCAAGATACCATTTCCCATTTCGTGACATGAGGGTGGAATGCTTAAAGGGGTCTTAACTAACGCCGAGCGCCATGAGCAAATGTCAAAGTCAATGCATCTGCCCATGCTCAAGAAAAAAAGCAAATTTAACAACCGGCGCATGACCATTGCTTGTTATGGGCCAAGCCTTGCAGACACTTGGCGGCAGCTTAAGCGCCCAATAATGACGGTTTCGGGGGCGCATGATTACTTGGTGGAGAGGGGTGTTATTCCTGACTTTCATGTTGACTGCGACCCAAGACCGCATAAGGCGCAAATGTTAAGCAAGCCACAAAAAGAAACCAAGTATTTGATGGCCTCGGTCTGCCATCCCAACTTTTGGGAGATTCTCAAAGGGAAAAATGTTAAGGTATGGCATTTGATTAATGGTGATGATTTAGAGACGGTGGCATGGGTTGCTCAGCACCACAAAGAGGGAATGGAAAGCCTGATTGGTGGCGGTTCAAGTGTAGGCATGAGGGCAATGAATGTTTCGGCGGCTTTAGGGTTTCGCCGGTTTGACATTCATGGCATGGATTGTTCATTCACAAATAACCGCCATGCGGGTGCTCATACTGGCAAAGATCAAGTTAAAATCTTGGTCAATGTTGGTTTGAGAACTTTCCAAACGACACAGCAGATGCTTCAAGCGGCAATTGAAATGGAAAATTTCATTGAAACGCAGGATGCGGAAGTGGTGTTTTACGGTGATGGACTTATGCAGGAAACTGCTTTCAAACTCAAGGAATTAGCATGAAAAACGAAACAGCGGGTTGGACAGATGAGTCATTTATGGAGAGCAATCGCGGCAAGATGGCGGTGTTTTTCCATGCGGTTCAAGTACAAAACAACTTTTTGACGGCTCAAGAAAAGCGCCCAATTTTTCAAGAACGTATCTTTTTGAAGAAATTAGTGCCAGGCGATAACACCTTAACTATTGATCGCCCCATGCGCGAGCAAGACATAGAAGATTACCCAGTTGAGTGGGCAAGGTTTGAGCAAAAGAAAGAAGCCACGGTAGCAGGCACACCAATTGAGGTTTGGAACGCAATTTCTGAGACTCAAAAGGCTGAATTTAAAGCCCTTAACATTTTTACGATTGATCAATTTGCACAACTTGCTGACATTGTGGGCAACAAGATCATGGGATTTAACGACTTGCGCGAAAAGGCTCGGGCATTTATTGCGGCATCACAAGACTCGCAGATGTTTGACAAAATACGAGCCGAAACAGATAAAAAACTGCAAGCCCAAGATGTTGAAATGGCTGAACTCCGTGCGATGATTGCGGAATTGACGGCTAAAAAATCCGGTCGACCTAAAAAAGAATTGGTGGAGTAAATGGCGAACTACACATTACTGCAATTGGTAGATCAAGTTTCAGGCGAGTTAGGCTTGACTCAGCCAGCTTCAGTAATTGGGTCAACCAACAACCAAACCATGCAAATGCTGGCTTTGGCGCAGCGTTTAGGCAAGGACTTGGTGCGCGACTATGAGTGGCAAAAGCTAGTCCAAGCCTACATTTGGCAAACTGAAGCAGCGATAAGCACCACCGGCACAATCACAGCGGGTTCTCGGGTCATTACGGCTATTCCTAGCACGGCGGCGCTACAGGTTGGCAACGTCATAACTGGCACTGGGCAAGCGCCTTATGCTGAGATTTTGACAATTGACAGCGCTACGCAGGTTACGTTAAATACGCCGGTTGCAACCTCAACTGCTGCGGTATCAATGACGTTTGCCAAGCAGGACTACCCATTGCCTGATGGCTACGACAGAATGATTTCCGATACCAATTGGGACAGGACTGATCACTGGCGTAACCTTGGCCCAAAGTCATCTCAGGATTGGCAATTCTTGCAGGGCGGCATTATCTCAATTGGCCCAAGGGAACGCTACCGCATATACAACGGCAAGTTTAGGATTTTCCAAGCGCTTACCACTGTTTATAACTTTGCTTTTGAGTACGTCTCAAACTATTGGGTGTGTGCAACTGGTTCAAGTACAGGATCAAAATCAGCGTATACAGCGGATTCAGACACATCAATTTTTCCTGATGATTTAATGTTGGCTGGCTTGCGGTTTTATTTTCTTAAAGCCAAAAAACTTGATTACGGCGCTGAACTAGCGGAATTCAATCGTGCATTGAGTTATTGCAAAGCTGGTGATGTGCCAGTGTCGGCTATGAGCCTAGCGCCAGTTGGTATGAATCAATTGGTCGGGCCGTGGAGTGTGCAAGATGGCAATTGGCCTAGTGTTTAAGGAGATGATATGAAACTAGATGGTTTGTACGCAAATATTCAGGCAAAGAGGGCAAGAATAGCGGCGGGGTCGGGCGAAAAGATGCGTAAGCCTGGCACTGAGGGAGCGCCTACAGCTAAAGATTTTAAACAAGCTGCAAAGACCGCCAAGCCTGAGAAGAAAAAATGACGGCGGCATGGACTCGCAAAGAGGGCAAGAATCCCGAGGGCGGTCTAAACGCCAAAGGCAGAGCCTCGGCAAAGGCAGAGGGCATGGATTTAAAGCCGCCTGTTAAGTCAGGGGACAACCCTCGCAGGGCATCATTCCTTGCTCGCATGGGCAATATGCCTGGCCCTATGGAAAAGAACGGCGAGCCGACTAGACTTGCTTTGTCGTTAAAGGCATGGGGGGCTAGTTCTAAAGAAGATGCCCAAAATAAGGCTAAAGCCATATCTCGCCGGAATAAAGCCTAATGTTAAATTCAATTGCCCGAGCATCTAGTTTAAGAACTCAAAGTTCTAAAACCATCACAATTCCTGCGCCTATTGGCGGTTGGAATGCAAGGGATTCATTGGGCGCAATGGCAATTGGGGATGCGGTAACACTGACAAATTGGTGGCCTGGCACTAACTCTGTGGTTTTGCGCTATGGCTACACCAAATTTGCAACAGGCATCACAGGTCAAGTTGAAACAGTATTGGCTTATTCCAGTGGTACATCAAACAAATTGTTTGCCGCTGCCGGTACAAACATTTACGACATCACGGCTGGCGGCGCAGTAGGCGCTGCGGCTGTATCTAGCCTGACCAATGGTCGTTGGCAATATGTCAATATGACCACAACGGCTGGCTCTTATTTAATGTTGGTAAATGGCGCAGACAAATTGCGTTTTTATACTGGCTCGGCTTGGGCAAAAGATGGTGATGGTGGCGGCTATGACATCACAGGCGTAGATACGTCAACGTGCTCAAACATTACTTTGTTTAAAAACAGAGTTTGGCTAATTCAAGATGGCACATTGAAGTGTTGGTATTTGCCCATTAACAGCATTGGCGGCGCGGCAGTAGCGTTGGATATGTCTAGCTTAGTTCAGATGGGCGGCTACCTTGTGGCGGCAATGACATGGACGTTGGATGCTGGTTATGGGTTGGATGACTATTTAGTCTTTATCACCTCAAATGGTGAAACATTGGTATGGCGGTTGACTGATCCAACAACGCCAACAGGCATTGCATTGATTGGGGTTTATCAACTAGGCGCTCCCATTGGTAAGCGTTGCTATGTTAAGTATGGTGGGGATTTGCTTATCATTACGCAAGATGGTGTAGTGCCTATGAGTGGTGCGTTGCAAAGCTCACGCCTTGACCCTAGAGTGTCAATTACTGACAAAATTCAGTATGCAATGAGTCAAGCCATTTCAACTTATTCGGCTAATTTTGGTTGGGATATGCTTTATTTCCCAAAAGAAAACCAGTTAATTTTAAATGTTCCAGTTATTGAGGGCAGCCAACAACAGCAGTATGTAATGAACAACATCACAAAATCGTGGTGTAACTTTACAGGGTGGTACGCTAATTGTTGGACACTTTACGAAGATGACCCTTATTTTGGTGGCAATGGCTTTGTGGGGTTGGCTTGGAATGGTCTCAAGGATGACACTTCAGACATAACTAGTTTTGGGCTGCAATCCTTTCAAACATATGGGCAAGCCAATCAAAAGCAGTGTCAGATGATTCGTTATCACTTGTTTACAGACGGCACTCCTGCGGTGTATGGCAATGTAAACGTGGACTACAATTTACTAGACAGCAGCGCAAGTTTAAATTTTTCGCCAATAGATTTTGCCCGTTGGGATGCAGCTCTTTGGAATACGGCTTACTGGGGCGATAATTTAATACTTAGCGCAGATTGGCAAGGGGTTACCGAAATTGGCTATTCATTTGCGCCAATTCTTAAAACAGCTAGCCAAGGCGTACAAATTCAATGGGTGGCGGCTGATTTAGTGTTTACCGAAGGTGGAACTTTGTGATTGTTGCATTTGAAAAATATGCGGCTTGCGTTGCTGAGGCGGCGGTTTTAAATGCTAATCATTGGTTAGAATTGTATGGAAAAACTGGATATCGGTTTGACCACGGTGGACTAGTTGATTTAGAAGCTATCAATGGTTTTGTTTACTACACATTGCGCGAAGATGGCGAATTGTGTGGTCATGTTGGTTTTATGATAATTAAAGCGCCATACTTAGGACAACTAATTGCCTTGGATGCGTTTTACTATATTAAACCGGAATATCGTGGAACTTTGGAGATTTGTAAGCTGCTTAAATTTGCCGGAAAGCATTTGATGGAAAATAAAATTGGGACGGTTGTAATTAGTCATAAAACTGGTGCGAATTTGTCTCCCATTCTCACAAGAGCTGGCTATAAAGAATCGGGTACTACATTCTTTTTTAAGGAATCACAATGAGCTTTTTATGTGAAGATGGGCCGGTAGCGCCAACGCCGCCCGATCCAACGGCAACCGCCGATGCACAATCTGCCGCCAACATTAAGGCGGCTTTTACAACAGCCAAGATTAACAACCCAAACATTACTAGCCCATACGGAAAATCAACAACGCAATATGGGTTAAACGCTTTTTATGCTGCGAATCCTAATGCGGCGGCAGAGTTTGCAAGTAACAATCAAGGTATGTCGGCTGAAGATTATGCAAAAGCGTACACTGCTTTTCGACCAGGCATGACAAACCCATATGACGAATACACGCCATATGTTACGCAATCGCTTAATCCCGAATCGCAAAAGATTTTTGACACCCAACAAAAAACAAAATTGCAATTTGCGGATTTGGCAAACTTGGGTACAAGTAACGCAGCCAAAACACTAAGTTCCCCTTTTTCTTTTACCGGCGATCAAAAATACTCTCAAGTTGTTGGCGCTAATGGGTTAACACCCAACATCGCACGAGATTTGATGCAGAAATCTATGACCGGTGGTGGTGTGCCTACTTCCGAATTCAATAAATATGGTGGGTACAACGCGGTTAGAGCCGTGTACGAAAGAAGTGGCGGCGATTATTCCGGAGAGGGAAAAGGATACCCAGGCCAAGAGGCAAACACAACGATTGGCAATGCTGGAAGGATTTCGCAAGCGCCTAATGCCGCAAACTTCATGGCGGGTACTGGGCCTAACGCCGCAGATTTTATGGCGGCGGGTGGGCCTAGTGCAGCGAACTTTATGGCAGCGGGTGGGCCAAGCGCGGCTAACTTTATGGCAACCAGTGATCTTGACCTTTCTAATGTTGCAAATATGCCTATAAATGCTGGCACAACCGGACAACAAGCAATCATGGCTCGGTTAGAGCCACAAATTGCAAGGAATCGTGTAAGCACAGAAACGCAGTTAATTAATCAAGGGTTGCGACCAGGCTCAGAGGCTTACAACAACGCAATTACTTTGTTAGCGCAACAAGAGAACGATCAACGCACCCAAGCGGTTTTACAAGGTCTTGGTTTAGACATGAGCGCAAATGCCCAAGGCTATGGTCAAGCGCTTACAACGGGGCAATTTGGAAACACCGCACAAGCACAAAACTTTGGGCAAGGTAATATCCAGCAACAACTTTTTAATCAAGCTCAAGGGCAAAACTTTGGGCAGGGTAACATCCAACAACAGTTGTTTAATCAAGCTCAAGGTCAAAATTTTGGTCAGGGTACTACCGCACAAAATACGGCAAACCAAGCGGCTGGTCAAAACTACACGCAAAATTACAATACTACGGCGTTTAACAATGCCGCCCAACAACAGCAATTTAATCAAAACCAAGCAAGAGCTGCATTTGAAAATCAAGCGCGGCAACAAGCATTAGCAGAGGCTATTCAGCAACGCCAAATGCCGTTAAACGAAATTTCGGCATTGATGACAGGTTCACAAATACAAAATCCAGTATTTCAGCCCTTTACCGGCGCAAATGTAGGCGCTGCGCCAATTGCTCAAACCATGCAAAACGCTTACGCTGGACAAATGAATGCATACAATCAACAAATTGCAAGTGACAATGCGTCTATGGGTGGATTGTTTGACCTTGGCAAAGCTGCGTTGCCATACTTTTTATGATAATCAATCACGGGAGGTTAAATGCCTGATATCAATTTAGCTCCTACCAATTTTGAGTTGGAGGCAATCCAAAAGCGCCGCAAATTAGCTGAATTGTTGATGCAACAAGCTCAACAACCTATGGAAATGCCGCAAATGGCTGGTGTGCGTGTAAGCCCTATTTCGGGGCTTGCCAAGCTATTGCAAACTTACACCGCAAGTAAAAATTTAAAAAAATCAGAAGCAGAAGAAAAACAATACCAATCGGATTATTTGTCTGACCTTGGTTTTCTTATGCGTAACGCTGGCAAGACCACGCCTGCAACTGAGGCTATTCCCGAAAAAATTGAAAACATTACAACGCCAATTGAGGCTAACCGCAATTTGCAAGAAATCGCTTTAAGACAAAGCACAATGCGTGATCCCAATGCGGCTATTAATCCATTTGAAAGACAAATGGGAGCGGATGAACGAGCGCAAGTAGCTACTTTGCCTGGCGAGACTATTGAGCAAAGAGTCACTCCCGCAGTCCCCGCTATGCAAGGTTCACCATTGTTGTCGCCCGATTTGTTGAGTGGCAACAACGCTAACAATTACATCAAGACCGGTGCAGGAAAGATGGCATTGGCTCAGTATCTAATGCAACAACAAGCCCAACAGCAGGCCCAAAAGCAAGCGGCTGCTTTAAAATCTCAAGAAGTTCTAAAACGCAATCCCGAAGAAGATTTATACAGAGTTGTTGACGGAAAAGTTGAAACTTTGTCAGCAGGAAAACCTAAAGCAATATTGCCTAAATGGGAAAAATCAAGCATTTACAGAAATGGTCAAGAAGTAACAGGATGGGTTAACACTAATGCGCCCGATATCCCTAGTTCATTTGTAGAGGGCGCAACAAAGCCCGAAATGACAGAGGCGCAACGATTAGAGGCTCAATTAAAACAATTTGCAACTGAAGTTGAGGCAGACAAAGCCGCCGATATTGGTCGCCCAGTTAGACAATTCAAACCATTGCCAAGAGGTGTGCCACTTAACGCAAAATTAATTGGCAAAACGCCTGAAGGCAAAGACGTTTATGAGTCAAATGGTAAAAAGTATGTGGGGGAATAATGGCTGAATATACTGGTGAAGTAATTTACGAAAAACCACAAGCTCGCGTTAAACCTGCAGTTAACCCCGCATTGGTTAATGCGTTAGTGCCGCCTGTTTCATCCCCTGTTGCGCCTATGGGTGTAACTCCAAATATGAATTTGTCACCGCAAGATCAAAGAGCGTTTAATTTATCCCAACAAAATCGATTGGCAGCAGAAGAACTAAAAAAACAAGAAGAGCAACGTAAAGAAGCAAATCCACAATCCTCTTTAACAGAGGGTGAGCGTAAGGCTAGTACCTTATTAACAAGAATGCAATCTTCCACAAAACAATTGCAAGACGTTTTAGCAAAATATCCTGATGCTGCAAAACCTGAATATTTGTCAAGTTTTGTGCAAGGAATTAGTGAGCCTGCCGCTAATTTAATAAGATCAACGCCTCGCCAACAAATAGAAACGGCGCAAAAGGACATTGTCGATGCAGCTTTGACGGCTTCTACTGGTGCTTCATATACGGCGCAACAATTTAAGGAATTTAAAGAATTTCTTTTTCCGCAAATTGGGGATGATGCGCCAACCATTAAAGACAAACAAAAGCGGTTAGATACCGCCATTGAGTCAGTAAGGCTTCAAGCTGGTCGAGCTGGCAAACTTGTACCTGAATTTAAGGCAAGCAACAAGCCGCCAGTAGGCGCACCGCCTGATGCCAAGCAAGCGCCTGATGGAAACTGGTATTCGCCTGATCCATCAAGAAAAGGCAAATACTTACAATGGAGTAATTGATATGGCTAGCAAACCTGTCGATTACGACCCATTTACATCACAACCCAAAGCGGTTGACTTTGATCCATTTGCGCCTAAAAAAAGGTCATGGACTGATGTGCCTGGCGAAGCGTTTTCCAACATTTTGCCAAGCGCAAAAAACATGGCATCAGGTTTATACGAGGCTGTAACAAGCCCTGTGCAAACCGTTTCGGGTTTAATGGATGTTGCCGCAGGCAGTTTGCAAAACGCTTTACCCAAACCTGTGGTCGATTTTGTTAACCAATTTGACGCTGATCCCAAAGCGGCGCAACGTGCCGTCCAAGCGGCTAATGCGGCTGGCGGGATGTTAAAAGATCGCTATGGAAGCGAAGAAGCCATAAAAAATACATTTGCAACAGACCCTGTAGGTGCGGCTGGTGACTTATCTTTATTGATAACTGGTGGTGCGGGTATAGCATCTAGAACACCGTTATTGGCAAAAACTGCTCCCACATTAGGAAAAGTGGCAAGCATGGTTGATCCAATAAATTTAGCGGGTAAAACTATTAGCAAAACTTATGATTTGACGGGCGGCTTGGTTAAATCAGGGCTTGGAATGAAAACGGGTGTAGGAACAGAGGCAATTGAGCAAGCGGTGCAATCAGGTCGCCAAGGTAATACAACATTCCTTGAAAATATGCGTGGTGATGTACCTATGACCAATGTGCTTGATGATGCACAAGCCAATCTTGCTCAAATGAATTTAAACAAGCAAAAAGATTATCGTTCCGGCATGGTAAACATCAAGAACGATAAATCAATACTTGACTTTAAAGGCATTGATCAATCTTTACAAAACGCAGAAAGCATGGTGTCTTTTAAAGGAAAAATTAAAGACCAAACTGCCGCTACGGTTGTTGAAAAAATGCGAGCCAAAATTGATGATTGGAAAAACTCTGATCCTGCCGAATACCATACGCCCGAGGGTCTTGACAATCTAAAACAAAGCCTTTGGGAAGATTTTGGCAAATTAGGCAGAGAAGAAAAAACAGCTTATTCCGCTGGCAAACAAATCTATGATTCTGTAAAAAACGAAATTGGCAAACAAGCTCCTACTTACGCAAAGGTGATGAAAGAATACACCGATGCAAGTGAGTTGACCAAAGAAATTGAACGAGCCTTGTCGCTTAATCAAACCGCATCTGCTGACACGGCAATGCGTAAACTTCAATCTTTGATGCGTAACAACGTAAACACAAATTACGGTCAACGTCTTGATTTAGCGCAACAATTACAACAAGCGGGTGGCTATGATTTAATGCCTGCATTGGCTGGTCAAGCGTTAAGCAGTAAATTGCCTAGAGGTTTGCAAAGCGCAACCAATATTCCATCCGCTTATTTAGCGTATGGTGCTGGTGGCGCTCCTTTGGCAACGCTTGATTTGTTGGCATCATCACCTAGATTGGCAGGCGAGGCATCATATAAATACGGTCAGCTTGCAAATGCCTTAACACAAGGTGGTCAAGCAGTTTCTAAGGCAGTACCTATGACAGCAAAACAAGCTAGATTAGCGGCTCTTTTAGGTTCACAATCTAATCCATACGCAATTGGGGAACAATAATGAGTTACAACGGTTCAGGAACATTTCAAATTAACTCCACGGGTCAGCCCGTTGTTGGTGGAACGATCATTAGTTCTTCTACCTTTAACGCACTAACGGCAGACTTGGCTACAGGACTAACCACAGCCATAACAAAGGATGGTCAAACCGCTACAACGGCGCGAATACCTTTTGCTCAAGGAATTAACTCAACGCTGGTTACAGATGCTTCTAGCACCACTACAGGCTCAATTATTACGGCGGGTGGTGTAGGCATTGCTAAAAAACTTTATGTGGGCACAGACGTAAACATTACTGGTTTAACTGCTTCTAGTGCTGTTGCAACTGACGCATCAAAAAATCTTGTTAGCGTGACAAACACCGGCACAGGCTCAAATGTATTAGCAACAAGCCCAACATTAGTTACACCGAATTTAGGAACACCCACAACTTTAGTTTTGACTAGCGCAACAGGTTTACCTCTTACTACAGGGGTCACGGGCAATCTACCTGTCACTAATTTAAATTCAGGGACTTCTGCTAGTGCGTCAACATTTTGGCGTGGTGATGGTTCATGGAGCGCCCCTGGTGGTGGTTCATTAATCCTTCTTTCCACTGTTACTGCAAGCAATGCAGCTACAGCGAACATTGAGACAACATTTGATAGCACTTATGATGTTTATATGTTAGTTGGTTCGGCAATTTTTGCTCAAACTGCTACTGGGCAAATGAGCGCAAAAATGAAAATCGGTGGAAGTTATGTTGCAACAGACTATGATTTCAGCATCACAATACCCACTTCAGGAGCGGCTACTTACGATGGAGCGGCTGGCCAAGCAGCATTTTCAATAAATATGCACACTGTTGCAACCAATTCAGTAGGTGAAAGTTACAGTTTTACGATGTACATTCCTCAACCCGCTAATACAAACGTTTTTAAACAAATCTACTGGACGGGTGTAGCTTCTAGGGCTACAAGCGTGGGTCAAAAAAATGGGGTCGCACACAATCGCTCAACTTCAGCATTAACTGGAATTCAATTTTTTATGGCTTCTGGAAATATAAACGGGACATTCCGTCTTTACGGCATTAAAAATTCATAAGGACAAATCATGCCAAATTATCACGCAACATCAGAGGGCAATGTCCCATTCACGGCTGAAGAGGAAATAGCATGGGCGGCAGAACAAGCAGCTTGGGCGGCTGGCGAAAGTGACCGCAAGGCAGCAGAGGTTAGGGCAGAGCGCAATGCAAAGTTAGCCTTAACTGATTGGACTCAAACTGTTGATGCACCTCAAGCCACTAAAGATAAATACGCCACTTATCGCCAAACTTTGCGTGATGTACCAGCACAAAACGGTTTTCCAAACACTGTCGTTTGGCCTGACTCACCATGAGCGAAGATACCACCACCAAGATAGCTGTACATGAAGCTGTTTGTGCAGAGCGTTATGCGGCTATTGAAAAATCTTTTGTCGATGGCGATAAGCGCATGACAAGGATTGAATACTTGTTGTATGCGGTGATTGTGTGTGTTTTGTTCGGGCCTGGCGTGGCTGGCGAGTTGGTCAAAAAAGTCTTGGGGTTTTAAATTGATCCGTTCACCGCTGCCCTTGCCGCTATTAGTGCAATCAAGCAGGCCGTATCTTTTTACAAGGACTGCAAAGCGGCTTCCAAAGATGTCACCAGCATCACAATGGAAATTTCGAGTTACATCGGTAAATTTTTTGATGCCCATGAACAAGTCAAAACCGCAGCCGCTGAACAAAAGAAAAACCCGCCAAAGGGTAAGTCACTAAAATCGCAGGCACTTGACAACATTTTTCAAGAGATGGAGCTGGAGCGCCAAGCGGTAGAGTTAAGGGAATTGTTAATTTACGGCGTTGACCCTGCTTTGGGTGCGGTGTGGTCAAGGTTTCAAGAAGAGTTTGAAAGGCTGCAAGAGGAGCAAGAAAAGGAAAGATTAGAACAAGAAGCAAAGGATAGGGTCGCATTATGGCAACGGCGAAAAATGCTAAACCAGCTTCAAGACAGAGCGCTAATAATCGGGGTGGTGATGATCGTTACCCTATACCTCCACCTTATGTTCCTAGCAATAAACCAAATGAAGATAGCGAAGTGGGGTTCTTGATAGCTTTTCTTAGCATGGTGGTAGTGTTTGGATTGTTGTTGCCTATCTTAGCAATGATGTATTTTGATATATTAGAAACCAAGCAAGAGACAAAGCGCCAGCAAGAAGTAATGCAGAGATTAATCAATAAAACAAAGGAAGAAGATGATCCCAATAGTAGCGTCACTCCTAAGTAGCCTTGCCCAAAACGGCCTAACCTTGCTTTCTAGCGCAATCCAAGCCAAAGGCAAGGAAGTTGTTGAAAACACTTTGGGCGTGAAAATTCCTGACAATCCAACCCCTGAAGATGTCAGCAACCTACGCCAGCTTCAATTTGAACATGAAGAGCGCTTACTTGAGCTTGGCATTGAAAAAGCAAAGCTGGAATTGGCTGAATTACAGTTATTTGCAGATGCCGCCAAAAACGAGGATAACAACGTCAGCGACAGATGGAAGTCCGACATGGGGTCAGACTCTTGGTTATCCAAGAACATACGCCCCATGAGCCTTATAGCCATCTTTTTAGGCTATTTCTTGTTTGCAATGATGTCTGCCTACGGCTACAACGCTAACGAGTCCTACGTCACTTTGCTGGGTAACTGGGGAATGCTGATTATGGGCGCTTATTTTGGTGGCAGAACAATTGAAAAATTAGCCGATATGAAAGGCAAAAAATGAAAGCAAAGCTAACTTTTCTTGTAACCCTAATGGTCAGCTTTACCTTGTGCATTGTTGTCGTTGGCATGGTGGGCGTTCTAATGGCTGGCTTATTTGATCCCCTTGTAGATAACGCAGAAATATTCAAGCTCATATCGCCAGCATTTCAAACTATTGTGGGCGGCTTTATTGGCTTGCTTGCTGGTGTGAAACTGTCTCATGGCGAAACAGATGGAGAAGAAAAATGAGCTTAAGCACCGAACAAGCGGCTTTTCTGTTAGATGCCTGTAAGCTAATTCAATTTGCCACCGACCAAGGTTTTATGGTAACCGGTGGGGAGTTGGCAAGAACACCTGAACAACAGGCTTTGCACTTTAAGGCGGGGCGTTCTAAAACCATGAATTCGATCCACTTAAAGCGTTGCGCCATAGATTTAAACTTCTTCCGTGATGGCAAGATTATTTGGGATAAGGTGACTCTTGCGCCTCTTGGGGCTTATTGGGAAGCTCTTCATCCAAAGAATCGTTGGGGTGGGAATTTCTCCAATCTAGTAGATTGTCCTCACTTTGAACGTGTGCCAAAACCATAACAAAAACAATTAGTGTTCCCGCGCCAATGACAGCTCCAATAAACAAAGCAAATACGGTTGCAATCATAGAAACTCCTTAGTTATTCTCTTGCTTATGTTGAAACAAACGGTGTTCAAGCCGTTCAATTCGTCTATCGTTAAATTTGATTGCGGCATCCGAATACTCGGCGGCGGTTTCGGCTTCTAGTTTTCTTAAATGCGCCTCTTGCAACTCGGCGTAAATTACTTCTGAAATAGTCTTGGCTCGAAGAATATCTTTTATATATTTAATCGTGGTTTCTCTAAAAGTCATTGAACACCTCTCATTTGCCAACCAAGCAAAAAATAGTTCCATCTCGCCTGCATACTTGGGTTGACGTATCTACCTTTAACCATTTTGATGTTTTTATAGCCTTTGCCAATTGCTATAGCTTCAAATACTTGTTGAGCTTTAGTCATGTTTTTCCTCTATTGTGTAAAACCAATCATCCCCCGCTGACCATTTGCGTGTGCCATCCACCGACCATAGATGTTGCGCGGCTTGGAAATCGGGAAACTTGGTTTGTGATGGCACAAGGCTTTGGTCATACCACAGGCAGCGGTTGTTGGGTTGGCAAGCAAATTGACCATCTTCCAATTTAATCCAGTTAAAGCTCTTATGCTCCTCGGCGGTCTCTGTAAAGCCAGTGTCTAAATCCATGCCATCGGCACAAAAGTCAACGGTAAACAGGTATGTGCCAAAGTGCCATTGCTTATCCTTGCCAAGAAACTTAACGCCTAAGTTACGCAAGCCAATCTTTTCAACAATGGTAAATCGGTAGCCCATGCAATCCCAAAGTTGGAGCGTGTCAATGGGTAAATCACTAGCGCCCTCTTTCCACACATAGGCGTGGATGGGTAGTTTGTCGTACAAAGCGCCGTAATCGGTTAGTAAAGACTCAATCCGAAACACTTGCCCTCTTAGGGCTTTGAGGCTAACCCACACGCAAGGCACAAGCTCGCCATGCCCTTTGGTGTGGTTGTAGAGAAACTCAGCCTTAACAAAGCATTTGATAGGCGGCAAAGATGAAACAAGATAGCTCAAATTAACTCCCGTTGTACTGGCACAAATTGCCATTCTCTTTCTGATCTGCCTGAGTTGGACTTGGTAGTGCGCCCTGTAAGCTCCACACGCCCATCTTTCTCAAGCTCTTTCATGCGCCTAGCCACCTGGTTGCCATCAAGCCCCACAAGCTCGGCTATGCCATCTTTGCCCATTGGCCCAAAGCGGCGCAAGCACTCCACAATCTTTTCAAAATGTTGTTTGGCAAGGTCTATGGATTGGTCGGCTGCGGCGTGGCTGGTAGAGGGGTCTAGCCCCCTTGCTCTAAAAAGGGATGTCATCATGTCTATCCTCCTGTTTATTTGTCTTTTCCTCCAAGTCATAGCAATTAGCCCATCCATTCCAACCACCGTCCATTATTGGCGTGGAATCAATCTTAATCTTTAGGTTGTCGTTATCGTCCACAAACACCGATCCAATGTTTTGATAACGCTTTTTTTCTTGCCCATCACGGTTTTTG